TCACTATATATAGATAAAACGCTTGATTTTAGGTCATCTAATCAATATATAGTATTACAATTTAGATCATAATCTTTTTTTATAGGTGGCATTCGTATTACAAATTATTACATGAAAATCCCTTCTGAATTTGCAGAAGGGTTTCATTCATCATACGGCCGGTACTTCTTCCGGCCGGCTTCTAATTCTTTTTTAAGAGCTTGTACATGTCCAAGCAAAAACAATGCGACTGTCCCAACCTTTTTAACCGGCTCGAGCTTTCCGGAAGTCACAAGCGTACTTAAACGTTGCCGAGTGACTCCAAGCAGCTCCCCCGCTTCCGCTGCAGTCAAAACTTCTTCCTTGATAAACTTAATTTTTTCGCTTTCTTTCATGTCGGCTTTCTCTCCACATCATAATGAATCCTTTTAACAAGGTAATAACAACAGCTATCATCAATACAGTATGCGCAATCTTTCCAGACATACCCTCATCGGTTAGATCAATTGCAACGATCCCGGCAACCAATATGAGCAAAACGGCAAAGTCACCTGTGCTGTACTGCTTAAAATATTTTTTCATACTATCGTGGACGTGATATAATGTATGAGCAAGGGGATTTCTCCCCTTGTCTCACTAGTATCAGCGCTTCTTGCTTGTCCGGCGGGAGCGCTTTTTCTTTTTCTTGCTATGCTTTTCGCTTTCCTTTTGCCATATGTCGTAGATGTGTTTAATGATGGTCACGATACCAGCGATAGCAAGAATCCAGTTTCTCACCTCGTCCACTTCAGCACCTCCTTTCTATACCTTAATTATACAATATCTATTTACGATCGTCAATAGATATAACAAAAAAACATACTCTCTCTTAATCAAAAAATGCTAATAATTTGAAGTATTTAACCGATAGTAACAATAACAGGACATGAGCAAGTAATTAGGAGGAAGTAAATTGATACCGTCATCCAAAGCAGAATTGGACAAAATAAAAAAAGATTGCCTAAAAATGGTTAACAAACGAGCAACCGCTTCTGGTCTCGCTGGAGCAATACCGGTACCAGGTGTTGACGTAGGAACTGACGTAGCTATTATGATGGAGTTAATTCCGAAAATTAATAGAAAATTTGGTTTAAGTGAAGAACAGATTGAACAATTAGATGTCGAGTCTAAAAAAATGATACTCGTTTTAGCAACATCCATTGGCAGTGAAATGATTGGGAAAATGATTTCTAAAAAAACAATTACAACCTTACTCAAAAAGATTGGGTTGAAAAAAATTGCAACTAAAAGCACAGCCAAGTTTATCCCTGTTGTAGGTCAAGTCGCATCTGGATCAATTAGTTTTTTCGCAATGAAAAGCCTTGGAAAATCTCACATTGAAGACTGTTATAATGTATGTCTAAATTATATAAATCAAAAAGAATTAAGTTTGTAAGAGCCCTAATTCCAGGGCTCTTCTTTTTTATTTTAATTTCGCTTCGATTTTCGCTTTCGTTTCCGGTCCGTAAATGCCATCAGGATTTAGTCCATTCATCAACTGGAACCGTCTGATGGCATCAGCTGTTTTCGGTCCGTAATAACTATCTATCCCGAAGTTTTTAGCTTTTTTATCCGGATAGAAATGTAAAGCCGCCAGCGCTGTTTGAATCTGCTCAACAGCAGCACTGTGCATCAATGGGCTTTTCACTTTAAAGATGCCAGAGGGCAGATTAAAGGATGATTTCTTTTTGCTTGAGCTTGGTTTTTTCACTGCCTTGGACGAAGTTGTTTTCTTGCTCGATGTTTTGCCGCCAAGTGCTTTTAATTCAGCATCAATAGCCGCTTTAACCTCATTCCAGCGTCCCTCGTCTAAAATACGATGCGGGCAATACTTTCCGCTCCAATCTTGATGCTTTCGCACACGATCAATACCCCAGCCGCGTTCTTTAAGCAGCTGCGCCACAAACTTGATTGCCAACTTTTCAGCAGCATAGTATTTAGGCCCTCCTGACTTGCTGTAGCAGATTTCTACGCCAATAGACTTACGGTTCCCGGGACCATTTGTGCCGTCTCCTGTATGCCATGCATTGCGATTTAACGGCAGTCCTTGAATAACCTCTTTGTCATCAACAGCAAAGTGAAAACTCGTTGAACTGGTGTTTCCGGTCATGTAACTGACCTCGTTAGCAGCTGACGCATCATTCGCTGTATTGTGGATGGTAATGTATTCAGCATCCAAGTAGTTCGGGCATTTTAAAGCGTATTTTGCTTCTGATACAAGATTCTTTTTCACTGCAATTGTCATGAAAATCTCTCCTATTCTGTTTTTGAAATAAAAAGAGCCGCCAGCTGGCAGCTCATTTGGTTAGATTGTGATTTTTCAAGACGGCTTTTTGCTTGTGTCCTTTTGTTGTCACGTAGTTGTTTTTGAACCAGGCAGCAAGTGTCGTACCGATTGTGAAGATCAGAGAGCCGGCAGTATACACAGCATCCGCCAGTTGGTTCACCTGTACATCAGTAATATCCAGAGGTGATTTGCCGAACATCAGCATTGTTTGGTTAATCAGCGCAATTAAAAGAAGCACCGTCCGGACGACTGTGCCTTTATCGAAGTTTTTCATTTTGTGTATTCCTCCTTATTTTTGCAAAACAGTATAAAAAATAGCGATTGCTCCCCCTATAATTCCGGTGGAAATCGCTGTAATGATAGCGCCCGTGATTGTGCGCTTGATCCAAGTTGTATTCTCTTCAATTTTGTTGAGCTTTTCATTGAGTGACATGATTTGCTGATCTTGCCTATCTGAGGATCGTTCAAGAGAACTTACCCGTCTTTCCAGCGATTTTTGCTCTAGTTTAAACTCTGCCATCTCTTTTTGTATTACATTCACATCCGGTACCTCCGTCAATTGCGACATTAGTACGCCCCCCTTTTATCTATTTCATGCGATTTCACCTCCTTTGAGGCAAAATAAAAAACCCGTCAATTTGACGAGTTTATTAATCTCTCAGTATAAGCAGGGTTATTAGTAAATAACCCATCCACTCTTAAATTAATCATTGGCATTGTTTGTTTTTTCTCATTTTCCGCATCAAAAAATACATGGATTTTTAAATCTGCAGCATGAACTTTTTCAACAATATCTTTATCAACTAATTTGGCATTGGGGCCAACTGCATAAGCATAACTCTTTATCTGCTTTAGCTTATCAATATTTAAATCCTTCACTTCATCATCACCAAGTAAACGTACCAGTGGGATCTCTTTATTAACAGAATGTATCTTCTTTAAACTCTTCTCACTAAATGATTGTAATACTACTTTGTGGGTTGCTAACAGATTGTATTTATTTAGAATGTCAATGAGTTTTTGTTCCATTACTAAATTGCCGTTATTATCTTCTCTCGTTTCGATATAATACTTTGTTGAAAGACCAAATTCTTTTATTATCTCTTCTATTGTCAATATTTTTTGACCCTTACCTGCATTTAATTTTTTTAATTGAGATAGAGTAAGATCTTGAATTTTTCCCTTTCCGTTTGTTGTTCTCTTAACATCCTTATCATGAATCGCAACCAACTCATGATCTTTAGTCTGTCTCAAATCAATTTCAATGAAATCTGCTTTATCTTTTATGGCACGCTTATATGAGAGTAATGTATGTTCCGGTTCTAATGCTGAAGCGCCCCTATGTGCGATGATTAATGGATGATAATTAGGTGTTTTTGAAGGTTGTCCAGAACCTTTAACAACTGAACCTTCGTATGTTGAACACCCACTTAAAATTATGGAAACTATAAAAAGTAAATAGATAATATTTTTCATAGAGTTAAAATATCATATTTAATCTGTAGTAACAATATCTTCCTTAACTATTTCTTCATATTGACTCTCTGTTATTTTATTGTATGAGACAAAAGCTTTAACGTCATCCCTTGAATAACATCCCCATTTATAACATGTAAGAATGCTTTCATACCAATCCATTTACACAACCCCTTTTTGTGTAAGTGATAGGATTAAACCAGCATACATTTTGGCCTGTTGCTGCGCCATCGATTGAGTTTCAGCTAATTGGGAGATAAGTAAAGCATTTTGTTGTTTAAGTAAATCTAAATCAGAAGGTTCTCTGTTGGGCTCCAAACTTAAAATATAGTCCTCGGTTGCTGTCTCCCACCATTCATTTAATTCAGGATGAAATTGTGGCTTAAACATACCATCAGGAGGCGCAATTGTTGTGCAATTTTTTGGTAGATTTACTTCTTCATCAGTACCTATTTCATTAATAATCACAGGAGTTTCAAATATATAGTCGTCATCGTATTTATAGACTTGTATCATTCTAAAAAACCTCCTTAAACCGCCTTAAAACTAAAACCTAAACTAATATAATCATTTGGCTTAACTGTATTTGAACAATTTTCAATAATCACTTTCCCATCAGTATCTACAAGTAGCCTATGTGTCTGTGGAATACCTGACATGCCAACTTGTGAAGCGACTCCAACCCACTGAATTGCCCTAGCTGGTCTATACCCTATAGGTAACACGAAAGCAGGCACCCCAAATCCAATGGTACCTTTAGCAATAGCCCCTTCTACAAATACCGTTCCAGTTATATCCTTGGCATATCGAACTTTAAACTTTGTTTGATCAGTTTCATTTGCATCAGTATAGTTTACCCAATTATTTTGTAAAACTGGTGAGAACCATGTTAAACCGGTTAGTTTTTTTTCAAGGTTATCAGTGTATGACTTTGCATGAGCCTCCGTTTCTACTTTAGACCATCCAGTCCATCCTTGGTTTAAGTCCAAATAATTTGTGAAAACATTGTTTTTATAATCAATTGCAACGACATAACCAAATGTACCCTTTCCATTACTATCGACTGCGGTAAAGTGGAAAAATCCCCTTGTTGATAATGTAGAAGGCGCATTTGCAGGTTTTCCTGTTGAATAAAAGGTTCCGAATGTCTTTCCAGTTTCAACAATTTTACTTAGAAAATCATCTGTGTCTGCTATGGATATTAGGACTCCGCCCCCATCATTAGTAATTTTAGATAGTTGAGCCCCGTTCCACTTTGTTCGCTCTGATGCAGTTATATGAGCTGTATTATCTTTTACATGCGTATCAAACTCCGCTTTGGTTGCCTGTTTGTCATTTGTTACATTACCGAGCCCGACTTGATCTTTTGTCACCCCATGAGGGTTGCTTTTATCATTAATGTGTTGATCAGTATACGTTTTTGCATTTTTTTCGGCTGTATCAGCTTTGTTTTGCGCCCCTGTAGTCGTTTCCTTCGCATTCCAATTTGAACGCTCTGTGGCCGTGATATGGCGTGTGGAATCTGTATTGTGTGCGTTGAATTCTGTTTTTGTTGCTTGCTGCACGTTGTCTACGTTTCCTAAACCTACTTGGGCCTTTGTGACTTGGTTGGGGTTATCCCTACGCGCAGCAAATTCATCTGTATAAGCTTTTGCTGTTTTTAAAGCAGTAGAAACGTCATCCTGCGTTGCTCCGATCTCTTGCAATTCCTTTAGTGCATGATAGGCCGTATACTGATACCAGTTGAACCAATCCGCAGGGGGATGATCCATTGGTTTGTATCCTTCATCAATGGAGGACTGCGGGGGCCGCTGCCCGGCGTTCCCCCATTCAGGCAATTCTTTTGTAAAAGGCATAAACATCACTCCTTAAATCGGTAAAGGGTAATCATCTTCAGGCTGAAAGATTCCGCCGAGTGTTCCCCCATCTGTCCCGTCTGTTGAAAATCCATATTGACTTGTTTCTATAGAGTTAGCAGAGGACGAAAAACGAAAGGTGCCGTTTAAATCTACATAAGCCACCCGTACGCCTGCAGCTACTGTTTTTTGAACGATATTCGAAAACTGTGTTGCACTCATTCCAACTTTGCTCAAAGCCTCAATAGGTGCCTTTTTTACGATAATGGCAGCCGGTTCATCTTCATTGTTTTCCTTGCTGCTGACAATGTGTATTTCACTTGGCTTGCAGTTCAGTGTTTTGGCTAAAGCTTCAATGATCCGGTTTGTGGTGCCATCTGAAACATTTCTTGCAACCTTGCCTCGAATAAGCACACGATAAATTTCATCAGTGGCACGGCCTCTATCCTGCGACACGTTGTCACCAAGTAGATCCAGAGCCTTTCCTTTTGCCGCATCAATATCCCGCCAGTTCTCAGCTGTGGTCAGCGCGCTTTTAAGTGCTGTCAGCTGTTCATCGACAATTAAAAAAAGCTTACCGATATTGCTCTTTTCATCTTTCAAAAAGGCATCGGTCAGCTTCCCTATTAAGTCTTTAATCATATGAGATTCACCACGATTTCATCAAAATGTACCTGGGCAACCTCTTTAGGTTCAATTTCAATGTTTGACTGTGAAAGGTTTGTCGCATCTTTCCCCATCCTGATTGTTACATCAGAGACACCATCTACTTGATATACCGCGTTGAACAACTGCGACAATATAACATCATCGCCCATTTGTGAGCCAGTATAGTAAGAGCCGTTTGCATCAACTCCCCCGATTTTATAAACGAGGTTGTTTTTGATCTGACTTACTCCATCAATAGGGAAAGAAGCATTTGTTTTTAAATCCAGCTGCAGATATATTTTGACTTCCCTTGCAAAATCAAATTTGACGGCATGGTCAAGTCCGCTGGCGTCAGTTATGGTGACAACTTGCTCCCCGACCGTTTCAATTCCTGCAGCAACACTGTCAAACAGTGCTTGCGCAACATCATCTTTTGTACCGCCCAGAACATAAGCATGAATACTTTTTGGTGGGTTGCCGTCCGCATCTGTCTGCATGGTATTGTTGGCAACAATATTCGCTGAACGGACGCCCGACACGTTTAGCAGGGCTGAAATAATACCGCCATTTGTAGATGCTGAACTGCCCTCAACTGATTTCTTTATTCGTGCCCGGAATTCCGAATCTGTTTCCTCGTCGGCACCGCCTGCCGATGGTTCCGGATTTGTAACTGAATACACGCCCTCTGAGGGCTCTGCCTGCACGGTAATGGTATTTGCCGCAACATTGTTTATAACGCCCTTAGAAAGCGAGACAGCCGTCCCTGAGCCTGTCCCATTAGCCTCAATTACAACGTCCTCAATCAATTCAAAATAAATGCCTGATTCCGTTGTAAACTGTGTTTGCTCTTCAATTACGATGCCAGGCTCTCCGGTAAAGGACAATGTTACAACTGACTCCGCAGCTGGTTCCCTAGTGATTCCCGAGTTGCTGCCAAGACGATCAAGCTGCACGCCCTCAGACTTACTGACAAAGCCGCTATTATAAACTCTTTCTGCAATGTCCCACAAGCCGGCCAGAAACCAAGCGAAGATACGAATAATAATTCCTAAGGGCGTTTTACTGGATGTGTTTACATCCTCCCCGAATTGCTCCCGCGCCCGGTCCTCCATACTATCAACAAGCTCGGAATAGGTTTGCCGTTGAAAGCCTGTTTCATCAAGCAAGATCGACACCCCCTATCTCAATTGTTTCTTCATCCTCTTTTGTCATTTTCACATGCACTGCAAGACTGCGAGACTCTTTATCCATTAAAAAGTTCACCGATTCCACACTGGCAATACGCTCTTCTTGTGAAATGGCATTTATAATGTCATATTGCGCCTCTTCTTGATCAAACTGCTTTCTTAAAATGTTGCTGCGATCAAGGCCGACATGTTCATCAAGCTCAAACTCTCCTAAACTTGTTCTAAGGATCATTTCTACTGATTGAGCCAGCTCAGCATCACCCTCAACCATTTGTAATTCACCATTTTCAAAACAAAGATCCCCGTCTTTAAGCTTGAGAGTTTTCATCCTTCCCACACTCCTATAACAACTGGATCGTTTATACTGTGTGTGCGCCTCGAATCCGGATCAAAGGTTTTATTGCCGTCCAGGTTATCCAGTGAACGTTCAGCAAATGAAACAAACACGCAGGACCCTACTTTAATATCAGCTTCGACATGTTTCAAAACAGGCGCATGTTCGATTAAAGGGTATTCATGTAGATACTCACCATCATTGGTTTGAAACAGCAATTTCAGATCGGCAGTGTGTTTATCAGCATTGTAATTTACAACCCGTGCTGGAGCCGTTGTATGGATTGATTGTTTTATCCGCTGTTCGAATCCGTCAAAGAACTTTGTCGCTTTACTCATTAAATCACCCTACATTCTGTGAAAAAGTCTTTACCGTCAAAGGAATGAGAGCCATCTTTCACACGATATTTCCCTTTCGCTGTCTTGCTGTTTATTTCTATGATTGAAGCAACTGCGATACGATGCTGTAAAAGGCATTTCACCTTATACCCTTTGAGATCATCTTCCTCAAATTGTTCTGGCGTTTCCACCAGTCCTGTTGCTTCTTCGAGCTTGAAACGTTCATCATCTCCTTGACTGAGTGGCCGAATAACAGGACGGCCGCGCCGATAATACATGACTGCCCCAGCATCATGAATGACCTCTTCAAGATTGTTTTCAATCAATCCGGTGACACGATAGCCTTTTTTATAAACTTTATTTTTTGGCAGAATGATATTTTTCACTTTAATACCAAGCACACGCAGAAGCTTATCGACAATTTGCCTTGAGGTTGTGCCAGCCTTGAACGTGATTTTCATGTATCTCTTACGGTATCTGACCTCTGTTCGAGTGCCATAATTTCGGACCGTTTTATATGTCCGGCCGTTCTTGTCTTTTTTATAAGTCACCACAGGCTTTGCGAGCTTGTACCGCTTTTTCACGTAATATTTTTCAGCAGGATCAGCGTTTTCAGTGGTTACTTTCATATGGGTGTAATCATCGCCATCTTTTGAATAGATGGCCGTTACCTTATTCAAACCGTCCCAATTATTCAGCACCTTGGTAACTTTACCGATAGTTAAAACACCGTAATCGTCTTTATAACCAGCTTGAACAGTGATAGTGCTGCCTTTTTTAATTTTGCTGATTGAATCTTTGCTTAGATTGTATATTTCAACCTTTGTTTCATTCGGTTTGAAGTCATCATCAAACGGGACCTCAAAATGAATCTCTAAGTCCTTATAATCGAAAGTGGTTTGTGAACTGCCGTTATCTATCGTGACCTTAACGACGCGCCCAAACAGCATTTTATTCGTCGCCATCGTCTTCGCCCTCCGCATCGTCCGAGACATCATCAATATAAAGAAACACGGTTTGCATAAAATTCACGTATGTAACCCGTGTTTCTGTATTCGATTCATCCATAGGGATTAAGGAGGGTGCCGGCAGCTTCTCGTTTACAATGTCTTCCCACAAAGGGACGTTCAAAATCAATTTTTCACCCAGCACGATTGGTTCCATGTCCTGATCGTATAAATCAAGTGAGAAACTATCGTCTGTCTGGTTGTAATTGATACGCAAAATGAACGTGTCATCTGCTAAATCAAATTCAAACTGCTGTGGTATGTCCTCTTTGTCAAAAGGAATGTAATCTCTCGATGCCATGCCTTTCCCTCCTTCATCTGATCCTCATTTTGACCCCTATCGGAATTCTTCGATCCGGCCAGGGATTCAACCGACGTAAAGCATTTACAGTGGTGCCGTATTTACGAGCGCATCCCCAGTAAGTGTCACCCTTCTTGACCTTGTGGTATAGCTTGCTGGATTTTTTTGTTTTCTTCTTGCTGGCTTTCTTCTTTTTCCCGGCTGTTTTCACTTTCTTTTTGACCCACGGGCTTTTTGCAATACGGATTTCTTGCAACTCAATTGAAATAGCAAAACCGTTTGTGTAATCGCCTGTGTCGCGATCTATCTTTGTGATGATCACATTTTTAGCAACCTTACGCCCGGTATAAGTCAAAAGAGTTCCAGCATAAGCTTGCTTTTTCAGATATTCATAATCACTATTTGCTGTTTTGCCTAATAAATAGCCAGAGACTGTTGTCGTCTCTGGCTTTCTTTGTACATGGTCCGTGATCGGGACCCCTTTTTCAACTGGATATGATGTAACCTCCACATCCGCACCGTCAGATTCCTTTTCGTTTACAAGATTAATCTTTCCGAGCTTCGCCAATTAATAAGCCCCCTCTGGTGGATAAAGCGACTTCAGCATGTCGAAAACTTCGTCAAATGTTTCAGTTACAGCCTTTTTCACCTTTGTTTCTGCTCCTTCACTGCCGCCCTCAACTTTTACGTTGATCGACGGGTTAAACGTGATATTGACAGATGAACTGTTTGAGCTTGTAGCAGCTTTTTCTGGTGTATATCCAGTATCCGCGCCAAGCTCCCGACCGAGTGCAGCATACATTCCGAGTGATTGGTTTCTGTATCGTGGCTCAGTTGTGATGACATACTCCCTAAAGCCGTTTTCACCAAGCGTAGCGACTTGCGGGCTGTTTATGACTCCACCCGTCGCATAACCTCTATACGGCCCACCATGAGCCATAGAAACGAGCCCAGGGTGTTTTAAAATGCCGCCGTATCTGCTGTTCAAATAATTGATAGCAGCAAGGATCTGGTCAACTGGATTTTTAATATTTCCGTGCCCCGGTTCCTTGTGAGCGTTGAATGTGCTTGGAATGAACTGCATAAGCCCTTGAGACGGGTGCCCGGCTTTCCAGTTTGAATCCCATCTGTTCACAACATTAGGATTTCCTCCTGATTCTTTCATGGCAATGGTTTCAAGTGCGCCAGCATATTCAGAGCCAAGGCCCTTGATTGATAGCGCTTGAGCTACCCACTTTTTGACGGCTTTTGAGCCGCCACCTGAAAAGCTTTCAGCGTAACTGGACATTTTGCCTTTAACAAAACCAACGGCTTTATCTTTAACAAAATTAAAAGCTCCTTTTGCAAGATCGCCGAACGATCCGGACATAGAAGGAGCTTTAACACCCATATTTTCCAAGACCTTCGTTAACAGTTTGGATGGATGGCCGACATAATCAAATACATCAAGGGCTATGTCTTTGGCTTTTTTCACCACATGTTTTGCTCCATCTATTGCTGATGTAGCCTTGTCTTTGACCCAACCCAAAGCACCTGAGATACCTCCACCAACATTGCCACTACCGTATGCAGGGAGAGCCGATAAAGCAGCCCTTGTCTGTTTTGCGGATAACACCTCAGTGCCTTTCGGAAGGTTCATCAGTGTATCTGTTGCAGGACTAAACCCTACGTGTCCTGAAGGTGTCCGATACATTTCAGGTCCAGCGTTTGCCCCTTTACCGTCTCCCAGTATCGCTGGGCCTCCCGGATGTCCGCCGGTTCCGTGCGCATATTTAGGTACTTCCCATTTAGGGATATGCTTATCTTTCAAACCGATCTTATCAAGGACCCAGTTCACTCCGCCGATTACACCATTTACGCCTTTTCCGAGTGCTCCGGCAAGTTTGTTCGCTAAGCTAGTCACACCAGACACAGCCTTATGAGCCATGTTCTTAATTCCATCACCGATTTTACCCGGAAGTTTCTTGGCCCCTTCGACTAAATCATTGAAACGATCCATAACTTTTTGACGTAAATCAAGCGCCAATAACGCGACTTTATTTTTTATATAAAGCCATCTATCAGTGATTGCTGAACCCATATTACTTACAAGCTTTTTCACCATGCCGACAGCACTAGAAAAAATTTGTTTCACTCCATCCCACATCATGCGGAAATTCCCAGTGAATAAGCCTTTGAAAACCTTCACTATTCCCATAATAATGCCGATTGCACCCTGTATTATCGCAATGATATTTTTAAGTGCAACTTGAATTATTGAGAGCACAACTGGAAACACAGCAGTCACGATATTTAGGATGAAACGGATCGCCGGAATGACCACAGTTGTGATGATATTCGCCAGAAATTGCAAAAGAGAAACAACAATCGGAAGTACCGCTTGTATGATTTGCATGATCTGCGGGAATACCTGCTGCACAACTTGAATCAAAATAGGAAGTGCTGCTTGCGCCAACTGTAAAATGATTGTTGCCGCTACAGTAAGCAATTGAGCCACGATTGGAAGAACAGCCATGATGACTTGTTTAATAATCGGGAACACTTGCTGCACCGCTGATAAAATTAACGGCAGAACTTGAACCGCTATTTGTCCGATGGATGAACCTAAAAGCTGAATCAATTGCAGAACAATCGGAAGAGCTTGTTGTACAATGCTCAGGATCAATGGGAACGCAAGCTGAATCATCTGGACCAAAATCGGTAAGGCATTTTGCACAATTGAAACAAGGATTCCTGAGAAACTGCCTATCAATTGAATAATGATTGGCAGCACTGCATTAATTACGCTCAGAATGACTGGAAAAATCGTCTGGAAGCCTTGAACAAGTAACGGTAGGATGCTGCTTGCTATTTGCAAGACACTTGTCCATAAAGTACCCGACAACTGCATCCAAGCTGAAAGCAATTGCTGAATCAGTGGCATGATTTGCGGACCGATTGTCTGGAACGTTTGCGAGATAGCTGCAGCAAACAAAACAAGCGTGCCGCCTATTTGAACGAAAGCCTGCTGAAGTTGTCCGGCCAGCTGCTGAAACTGTGGCGTCAATTGCGTAACCAATTGCCCGAAAGACTGTTGAAGCGTGTTGATGATTGGCTGCAATGCCTGAAAAACAGTCGTTAGAACAGATTGTACCGATGTCCATGCCGTCTTTAAGGCCTGGCTTACATTTTGGTTTGTTTGTTGCATGCGATACAAGGCGCCGGCAACACTCAAAATAGCACCGACAGCCACACCGATTGGCCCTGACACTCCGAGGATGCAAGTCCGATCGCCGCGACAAACGGAGCAACCAGAGAAACCATTCCTTTAAAACTGGAAAGACCGACTTTCAACTGCTCCATGAATCCTTTTACGATGCCGTTTAGACCGTCTGACAGCCCTTTACCGAAGAAATCAGAGACTGTCTTTCCGGCATTATGAATGAAGCCTGACACGTTTTTCACAGCTGTTTTATAGGCCGACTCAATTCCAGCCACTAACTGTGGATGCGATTCACCGAGACGATCCCATAATTTCAAGGATTCAGCCTGCATTTTATGAATGGCTGTGATCGCCACGTTTTGTGCGTCCTTGAATCCTTTCATGAATGCAGGTTTTAAACCCTCAGCCTCTTTGATCATGGTATGGAATGCACCGACAACCGCCGATTTCCCCATGTTAGCAAAGCGTTTCATCGCGTCTGTCGCTGGCTTGAATCTTTCTTGAAGCTTATCGAAATTCTTGTACAGCAAATAAATGCCGGTTACAAGGAGAACGATGGCCCCCGCAACGACATACACCGTGCCCGACATAGCAGCCAGCCCGGTTACAACTGGACCAATGAACATCCACAAACTGCTGAGAGCTCCAAGGAACCCATTAACTAACCCTACCCCTATCGCTAGTGGCGATAAAAGTAGGGTTAAAACAGGGATGAGAAGCATAAATCCTTGGATCATTTTCGAGAGTACAGGGTGCGCCTCATTAAACTGAATGATCAGCTTCGCAACGGCCGTAATGCCCTTGTATATCGCCATTGCAAACGCTGCAAACACTTCAATTGCTGGCTGAATGGCTTTCAGTAGTGTAATGCACATCTCTTCCCATGCCTTTGAATAGCCGGGAACTGTTTGTGTTGCCGCTTTATGAAGCCCTTGGAACATGAAAAAGTTTGTAAAAGCCGCGCCCAGTGCCACCATTTGAAAACGCATATAACCCTGAGTAATCATCATTGTCATATCGTTAAGCTCTTTCATGTTGGCAGTAGGTCCGAGCATTTTCAGAGCCAAATGCGCAGCAGTACCCTGCTTTGCCATGTTCTCAAGCGTATTCGATACGGCAAGCCCCGCTTTATTGACTTGATATAACGGGTTTCCCATTCGGTCATAGTTCGCCGCGATCTTCTCGGATTGAGTGGACCGGGCCATCAATGTCCCTACAGTCTGCAGCATGCTCATGCGCATCATTTTGTTGTTTTTCATCATGTTGTCTGTTACTTGCTTGTGAGCACGTCCCAGCCTGTACACTTCATCCATAAACTGCTGATTGGTACCGGACCAGCTGTCCATCTGGTTCCCTAACTGAAAGAAACCATACTGGGCTCGGATCAATTCATTCCGGAAACCGTTCATGCCATATCGTTCTTCATGCCAGGCTTGACGCATTTCATTGAGCATTCGTATTGTATCGGCTTCTAGTCCACGGGTTGAGCCGCGCAAAAAGTCCATTTCACGGTTATACTGCCGGATTCCCCGGTAGTCCGGGGCCGGGACAGCCACCGCAGCCACGTTATTCTGAACGCTTTGCGTGTTCTGCTGGGTAACGTTTGCTGCAGGCGTACCAATACGGCTCATATCAACGTTATTCAAATTCTGCCTGAGTTGATCAATTGACTCATTGGCATTTGTTATAGAAGTCTGATCAACATTGATATTGACATCAGACGGCAGGCTTTGAATAAGTCTGCTTGTCTCTTGTACCTGGGTATTCAGCTGGCTCAAACGGGATGTAACTAAGTCGATTTGAGGCCCTAGCCGTTCAATCGTCTGGCTGGCGGTTTGCAATGACGAGTTGTCCAGTATCATACTCATATGGATGTCTCTAAAATTCCGCTGTTGCCTTTGAACCTGAGCCATCCGTGTACGCATCTGTGAAAAACTGCCGCCGGCATCGCCGACATGATCAACGAGTCTATCTATTTGCTGATTTGCTCTTTCTAGAGGGGAGGTATCAACGTTCAATTCAACGTCAATATGCGTACTTCTTAATGCTTCTGACAACGTTCATACCCCCTCATTTCCTTTTGTTCCTCTTGTTTTCTTGCTCAATGTGGATGTCTAGTGCTGCGTTTGCTTCCATCAGCGTGTCGAGATCCATCGCCGCGACCTCTGAGAAGGAGAACTTCTCAGACATCACGAGCCGATACATAGGCCAGTTGTCACTCGCCTTCTTTTTGTAATACTGCCTTGGTTTGGGTTTGGTCGATAAGAAAGGATTGAACCTCTCTCATTAATTCCATGAATCCTTCGTGTTCATCGAAATATTCATAGTTTACTTTCGGATCAACAACAACTTCTTTCATGTACAAATCATATAAATCTGCTGAGGTAGGCTTTCCTGTATTTAGGTTGACTGCTTCATCCTGTAATTCAACCATGCGTCTTGTTCCTGGGTGTTGAAGAGTGTACTCAGTTCCTTGGATAGTTACTTTCTTTTGTTTACCGAATTTTGACATAGGTTTTCCCTCCGCTTGTTTAGTTTGCATATATTGAAAAGCAGCCCTATTGGACTGCTTTCGCGCGTTTGATTTCTTCTTTTTTGCCATAGCTTAATTACTGTTCCAATACTGTATAGTCAAAGACTTGAATCTCGAACTCACGATCTCCAATCTCGTCACTGAATTCAGCGTCAGCAGGCTTTTTGACCATCGCTTCTGTGCCGCCGATTTTTTCCTGTCCGCCCGTTACCCAGATAGGGAATGTTTGGGCTGTATTCGCCAGTTTGTTCAGGTATGGTACAAATGGCGATCCCATGGAAAGAGTCAGTGTAATTGTTCCGAGTGGATTGTTTTTCGTCGCAACACTGACATCACCCTTGGCGCTGACTTTCGTCGAGAACTTTTCTTCATCTTTGGAACACGAAACCATTGTGCCCTCGGAATAACCGGTTACGATTTTCCCGTCAATGTTCGTGTTGACTTCATTTGCATCATAAACGTATGCTGCCATTGTTTAGATCCTCCTTAAATTGAGATTTCACCAGTGATTTCAGCAGAATGAACCGCGCCAGCCAGCTCAAAAGTAAATGACAGGCCGTCGTATACACGATTTTTTCTGTTTTCATCTGTGATTTGATCACGGGTTTTAGTGCTGATTGAATACACCGGCTGTCCGTCTGCATCTTCGGCAACAATGCCATTTGCAAAGGCTGTTTGCAGAACATTTGTGACCTGTACACTCAGCAATGAAAAACCAGCATTCGAGAACGGGATTTTGCCGTTGTTTGAGAATGCTGATTGTATTGAGGTTTCAATATTCAATTTCACCCAATCTTTGCCGTGCAGCACGTCGATATATTCCCCGGATGCAGTAATGCCTTCGGATGTCTCGTTGTGGCCCGCTTTGGTTACATAAGCGATAGCCCCTTCTGTATGCAGCTTTTTCAACTCGTCTGCCTTAATATCTTGAGGTGTGATACCTACGATATTTTTAAACTTCCAAGTTACTGATCCCACTGTGTGGGATGCAACCGAACCAACAAGACCAGCGTCCGGATGCTCGTCATTTAACGGGTGATAGAAAACGATTGTGCGATCCTTGCCTTTGTAAGAAGCAACTTCTTCCCGGTCAGTGACCTGTAAAACTACAAATTTATATGATTTCTCTTCCATCGCTTTTGCCGCTTCCATTCTTTCGTCCGCTGTAGCATCAGCAAGGATCAAGAAGTGCCAGTCCTTGTCGAAATACTCGTCAAACGCATTCCGAATGGAGAATGTTGCTTGTGTAGTCGCTCCTTCTTCTGGCGTTTCTGTGCTGCCTCCATACGTACCGATGGCAACCTTTGACGGTGCATTGTCACCCTGAGCAAAGATAGCCGCAGCCTTTTTATATGCTGCTGTCGTTTCCGCATAGTCTGCCTTAATAGCTTCTAATGAGCCATATTCTTTATATGTGTTGTGGCCGTCTACCTTTGCGAGAATCAGAGGTGTTCCCAATCCTTTAAGGCTGGACGGTTTCACTAAGTCAATTTTGACTGTAACGTCACTAAGTGGCATATGAATTACCCTCCTGTATTTTCAATTCGTACAGAGTCGAAAACCTCTGCATTTGCTTCTCCATGAGTGACACGCGTTCTAAAGCGCGTATCAAAGCCGTGACGGCGTTCTGTGTCAATCGTGATAAATGTATCTCGATTACCGAAACCGTCGTTCCTGACCCACGCCAGCCCATTATCATGAAGCTTTTGACGTGCTTCAGCTGTTTTGAAGTACGCCGCTGTTTGTTGAGCAAGGGAAATGGCCTCAATATGGCTGTTTGAAACCCATGTAAAAGAGAAAACAAGCTCGATGTCTTCCGTTAACACTCCCTGTTCTTCAATGCCTCTATGTTGGGGCAAATACGGGGAAGTCACGGTA